TCGGAAATTGTCAAGCGGTAAAAATACCAGGGCAACCGAACAAGCGCATTGACGGTGCGGTTACGCTGATAATCTTGTATGAGATGTACCGCAGATACCGCAGCGATTTTACAAAAATGTTGAAGTAAGGGGGTAATTACAACGGGACTATTTGACAAGCTGTTTCATCGTCCGCCTACAACGCGGAAATTTGCACCGACGCTTGACGGGTTTGTACCGATATATACACAATTCGGTACAAATATATACGCTTCCGACGTTGTGCAGCAGGCGTTGAAATGTATCGTCGATGAAATGAAAAAGCTGAATCCGACACACGTTAGGTATAACGATAGTGATCCCGTACCCGTCAAAAGCACGATACAAGACGTTTTGGACAATCCAAACCCATTAATGACAACTAACGAATTTCTTGAAAAAGTCTGCTATCTGCTGTTGATGAATTACAATGCGTTCATTATTCCGACCTATTACACATGGACGGACGAAACGACAGGTGCGGAACGTCGGTATTATGAAAGCTTATACCCGATACAGCCGACGCAGGTTGATTTTATCGAGGACGCAAGCGGGCGTTTGTTCGTGCGGTTTTGGTTTTGGAACGGTGAGGATACAACGATCCCGTATGACGATGTTATACACATTCGCTATAATTATTCCGTTAATCAGTATATGGGCGGCGGGGTTATGGGACAGCCTGACCATGAAGCACTACTGAAAACGTTACAGCTTAACGAACAGTTGCTACAGGGCGTTGCAAAGGCAATGAACGCAAGTTACGCCGTTAACGGTGTTGTGAAGTATAACACACTGATTGACGATGGTACGACCGAAAAGGCATTACAGGAACTCGAACGCAAGTTACAGAACAGCGAGAGCGGATTTTTGCCGCTCGACCTGAAAGCAGAGTTTACGCCGCTCGAGAGAAAATCCGAAATTGTAGACGATGCGACGTTGAAGTTTATCGATGAAAAGATACTGAGATATTTCGGTGTGCCGCTGCCGATCTTGACGGGAGATTACACAAAAGATCAGTATGAAGCATTTTTCCAAAAGACGCTCGAACCGCTAATAAAAGCGATATCACAAGCGTTCACGAAGAAGATGTTTACAAGCCGTGAAAAGGCGTTCGGGAATAGAATTGAACTGTACCCGAAAGAACTGATTTTCATGACGGTAACGCAGACCCTTGAAATGATAAATATTTTATCACCGACGGGCGCGTTATTCGAGAATGAAAAACGTGTTGCACTTGGCTTAAGACCGCTGCCTGAGTTAACTGGTAAACGCTATATGTCGTTGAACTGGGTTGAAGCTGACAAGGCGGCACAATACCAGTTAGGCAATAATGTCAATGTTGACATTGTAGACGAAGAAAAAGAGGGGGTTTTGTAATGGCAGTAATGAGAAACGGCAGCAGCGCGGGTTATACGGGTCTTTCAACCGACATTAAGCCCGACAATGCTGATATAAATGAACTTTTCCTTGAACTGGACACGGGTGATTTTTATTACTTTGACGGTGAGACATGGGAGAAAGTAGGCGGTGACGGCTAATGAATTATTTTGATGTTCTTTTAGCAAGACAGCTCGGTGGCGGCTCGGGAGACACATACACGAAGGCGCAGATTGACGCGATGATGCAGGGGAAAGTCGGCTTTTCAGACGTCGACTCTGCCCTCTCCACGACCTCTGAAAACCCTGTTCAGAACAAGGTGATAACGGACGCTCTTGGCGGCAAGGTCGGAACAACCGACTACGCAACCGCCGCAACTGCGGGCATAGTAAAGCCCGACGGTGTTACGACGACCGTTGATGCTGACGGTACTATTCATGCGGTGAACATCGATGTTACGTCGTGGTACGGTGTGCGGGATATAGTCCGCAGAGGACTGGCAAGCCGTTTCTTTCAGGTCGGCGACCAGCTCATTTGTCAGAAAGATGGAAACAACATTGCGTGGGATATCGTCGGCATAGATCAGGACACCCCCGCTGACAGTAACTTCATACACTCCATGACGCTCATGGCGCACGATGTGTACATCAATGCTGCATTCGACGCAAAGGAGTCTCTCTTTGCTTTCGACGACGGGCTCGAGGCGGGCACGTATCACTTTACCATAGACCAGCAGCCGTGGGTTGCAGGCGATGTAGGTAAGGTGGTGCAGTTCACGCTTGCAAACGACATCCCCGCAGGTGGGCAGCTTGTCGTAAATAACGCATACAATGCAACGATGATAGGAGCGACCATATCCGCATTCTCGGGCGGTACATCTGTGGCTGCAGCGGAGACCGTCACGATGGCCGAAGGCTCAGACGGTACCGATCTCGGCAGCGTCGCAAGCACTCTGACGGGCACCACAACGAACTCCATCCAGAGAGCGCTGCTCGGGTCAAACAATTGGAGTCAGTCCGCAGCCAGACAGTATCTCAACAGCGACAAGGCAGCGGGCGCGTACTGGACACCCAAGACGAAGTGGGACAGACCGCCCGGATATGTAGCGACTACAGCGGGCTTCCTCAAGGGTCTCGACGCCGACTTCGTTAGCGTTCTCGGAAAAGTCGTTAAAACAACTTCCCAGAATACAGTTACTGACGGTGGGGGCGGAATCCAGAGCGAAGAGCTCGTCTTCCAGCCGTCGAGATCCGAGATATACGGTTCGGCCGAGATCACGGGAGTCAACGAAGGCGCGATCTACGATTATTACAAGAACGCGACCAGCGCCGACAGAATCAAGTATCAGGGCACTGCAGCCCGCTACTGGTTCCTGCGCACTCCCAACGCTTCCAACGCTGGCAATGTGCGTGGCGTAACGAGTAGTGGCGGTCTGAACTACGTCAGTGCCTACGGCGCTGGCGGACTCGTCCCGGCTTGCTGCATCGTATAATCATATCATCACCCTCGATAGAGGGCGGAAAGGAAAATAAAATGTCGGTAGTAAAGGAGGGTAAAAAATGTTTGAGCACATACCTATCGAAGAGCAGGCAAGACACGCAGCGGCAGAAGCTCAGAAAACCGCAACGCAAGCGGAACGCAACGCCGCGAACATCGACTATATCGCTATGATGTCCGATATCGACATCGACCCCGAAGAGGAAGACGAGGTGAGCATAAATGAGTAAGAAGTTTGCAAAAGTCAAAAGATACTACGATGAGGGCTTATGGAGCAAGCGACAGGTGCATGATGCTGTTGACAAAGGCTGGATAACGCCCGAAGAGTACGCACTTATCATCGGAGAGCCTTACGAGGAGTGATACAAGGATTTATGATACGTCAGATTGAAACTGGTATCGTATATCAAGATGCCGTTGATAAGATGCCATGCAAGTACACATACGAGGAGACAGACGAACCGATAGCCGAAGAGGAAGAGGGGGTTTTGTAAATGCCTAAAAACGAACTTGAACGGAGATCATTTATCTGTGAGGTACGCGCCGAGGAAAACGACAACGGCGCAATTATCACAGGCAGACCGATAGTTTATAATTCCCGTGCCGATTTAGGCAAATTTGATGAAATTATAGACAGCGGCGCACTAGATAACACCGATCTGACAGATGTTAGATTTTTGGTAAATCATGATATATCAAAAATCCCGCTTGCACGATCGAGACGCAACAACGGTAACAGCACAATGCATTTGACCGTTGACGCGTTGGGTATGGGTATACGGGTAACACTGGACACCGAAAACAACAGCGAAGCACGCGCGCTTTACAGCGCGGTGCAGCGCGGCGACATAACAGGTATGTCGTTTATGTTCGGTGTTCGTGGCGAAAAGTGGGACGATCTCGAGAGCGAGTACCCCACACGCCACATAACAGACATTAGTACAGTCGTCGAAGTCAGCGCGGTAACATTTCCCGCGTATGATGCGACTGAGATAAACGCGCGAAGCAAGCACGCATTGGACAATGCGCGGGCGGCGTTGGAGAACGCACGACAGCGGAACGCGGCAACGGTGGACACCGTTGAACTGGAACTGGCGAAAGCCAAATACAACTTTAAATCGAAAATTTGAAAGTGAGGTAAACACACATGAGAAAAGACAGACTTATGAAGAAGCTTGCTAGGCTTAAGGCAAAGAAGCAGCAGCTTGACGAGAGATGCAACGCAAGCACCGACGCCGCAGAGGTTCGCGGACTGACCGCAGAACTTGACGAGCTTAACGCGGATATCGCGGACGTACAGGCAGAGCTTGACGAGATCAACGAGGAAGAGAGAGCAGCGGCACAGACAGACACCGCAGAGCAGAGAAGCGCACCTCCCGCAAATGCAACACTTGTAAACGGCGGCATGAGTGCAAGCGGCGTAGTTGTAGCGACTGCGCAGACCGCACAGCGTAACGCTGACCCGTTCGCAAGCATGGAGTACAGGCGTGCGTTTATGGAGTACGCACAGAGAGGTACACCCATTCCCGCAAACCTGATACAGCGTGACGGTACACCCGCTAACACTAACAGCCTTGGCGCGACTATTCCGACAACCGTACTGAATGAGTTTATCAATGAAATCCGCAAGCGTTATGGTAATCTGTACGCTAAGGTCAGAAAGCTGAATATTCAGGGTGCGGTTAAGATTCCTATTTCCGAGTTACAGGCGCAGTTTAAGTGGATCACCGAAAGCACCGTTTCTCCTAGACAGGACGGCGGACAGATCAATCAGTATGTCGAATTCGGCTATAATATGGCTGAAATCCGCGTATCACAGACACTGCTGTCTAGCATTGTAACGCTTGACATTTTCGAGCGTGAGATTGTCCGCATTATGATGATCGCTTATATGCAGGCTATGGATAACGGCATTATCAACGGCACTGGTAACGGTCAGATGCTTGGTATTCTCAACGATCCCCGTGTTACTGGACAGGCAGGACACGTTATAGCAATGTCTGCCGCCGACCTGTCCGACTGGACAAAGTGGCGTAAGAACTTCTTTGCTAAGCTGCCGCTTGGTTATCGTGCAGGCGAGTTCATTTTCCCGCTGTCTACTGTTGAAAGCTATCTCGAGACTATGGCAGACGCCAATAATAACCCTGTTTTCAAACAGGCAACGGGACTGGAAGTAAACGACGGCGATGCGACCGATCCCAACGGCAGATTTTTCGGTAGACGTATTTCGCTCGTTGAACCCGACATTCTGCCTGATTTTGATACCGCGTCCGCGGGTGATGTGATCGGTATATTCTGGCAGCCCGAGGAATACGCAATCAACACCAATATGCAGTTTGGCATGAGACGTTGGTTCGACGAAGATCGTAACGAATGGGTAAACAAGATGCTGACCATTGTTGACGGTAAAGTCCTTAACCCCTGCGGCTACTACCTGATAACCAAAAAGGTGTAAAAGGGGGTTGACTATATGCTGACCACTGTTGACGCACTTAAAACATTATATACCGCACTCGGCGGTAATGTCGAAGAGGTTGCAAACGTAGTAACCATACCCGATATGATATCTGAGATCGCGACACAGGTTGAAACCAATCGTGAGAACGAAGAAACTACAGAACCCTAAAAATACAAAGGAGTGATTAAACTATGATAAATAATGATAGAATCGTACCCATTACAACCGTTGATCTGCTGACTATGTACGGGCTTGTACTTGCAGTTGGACTTGCGAGCGCGCCGACCGCACTTGATGCAACCGACACCGAGGGCGATTTTACACAGGCAACCAACGGCGCAACCGTGATTTGCAGCGAGCCTGTAAAGTCGTTTAACTTTGGCGCGAGCGTAACCGCGGGAACTGTTTATTTTGTACCCGCATACGATTACAGCGGATTTTCGATCAATGGTACTGCTGCCGCAACCGCGGGCGCGACCGTTGAAGCAGACGGGCGCACACTGTACAGCGCAACACTTAGCAGCGGCACGATCACCGTTGCAAAGGTCGGATTTTAACTGACATATCGACTTAAAGGGGTGATAATATGACGGACGCGGCAATTTTAAGCGGTGTTAAAAGTGCGTTGGGCGTGACGGGAAACTTTATGGACGCGACCATATCGCTATACATCGATGAAGTCACCGACTACATGGCGAACGCGGGCGTAAATGCGGCTTTAATAACCGCGTCCGTCGGCGTTATCGCCCGCGGTGTTAATGATTTGTGGAACAATAACGCGGGTAACGGTAAGCTGTCACCGTACTTTTACGATCGCGTTTCACAACTTGTTTTGAAATCGGGTGGTTCTGTATGATTTACAGAGATAAAAACGCGCAAGAGATGCGAACACCCGTTAAACTGTTGATACCAACAGGGACGGAAAAATATAACGGTGTTAGGCGGTTTGTATATCCAACTGACGGCGATGTAATTTTTGTCAATTGGAAAGCATACGGGGGTACAGAAGCGACCGTGAACGGCGTGTACAGTATCATTGATACGGCAATCATTACAACGTGGTATCGTCCCGATATAACGTCAGACTGTCGTATTGTGCGAGAGGACGGCGCAATATATCGCGTGCTTGCAGAACCTGAGAACATCGAACAGCAAAACATGATTTTGCGGTTCAAGGTGGAGAGGGTGAAAGGTAATGTCTAATCGTATATCGCTTGAATTTGACGGGTTCGACGTACTGAAAAAACAGCTTGATGAATTAGGCGGAGAAGCGACAGAACGCGCCATAACGGACGCGCTGAAAGCGTCACAGAGCGTAATTGCTCGAAACGTCGAAAGCGCAATGCAACCGCATAACCGCTCGGGCGCGGTATCGCGTTCAATAATCAACGGAACGTCCCCCAAATGGACAGGAACAATTGCTGAAATCGGCGTTGGTTTTAAGATATCTGACGGCGGTTTACCGTCAATATTTTTGATGTACGGAACAAAATTGCACGGACAACCCCACGTTAAGCCCGACAGAAAACTATTTAACGCCGTGTATGGTAAACAAACAATCGACCGAATACACGCTATACAACGCGAAGCGTTTGAAAAAGTGCTTGAAAGGGTGATGAAGTGAAATCACAGTTAATTGAATTGCTCGAAACGTTCGGCTATCCCGTATTTTTACAAGGATCGTTAAACAGTGAAAACGAATACCCTGATACATTTTTCACGTTTTGGGATTTTGACAATCCCGAAAGCGCGTTTTATGACAATGACGCGGGGCGTTGTGTTTGGGGATTTTGGGTATATTTTTACTCAATCGACCCCGAAAGCGTTGAAAAGATACCCGAACAGGCGCGGCAGATGTTACGCGCGGCGGGTTGGACGGTAGGCGGTAAGCCTACTGATATAAGCGTAGACAAAGCAACTCACACGGGCGCAATGTTTACGGCGTACAATATTGAAAATTACGAAAGTGAGGTATGACATTATGGGAAGTAATAAAACCGTAGAATTTCGCGGTTGTGACAACCTTGTTATTGCTGAGGTAATCGCGGACGATCTGACAAACGCATACACCGTCGGAGCAGTTGAACCGCTTGCACCCGTTGCGGAGATCGCAAAGACTGTGGAAAACCGCAGCGAAACACACTACTATGATAATACGGGTATGATTATAATTCGTTCCGAGGGTTCGGATGAAATTACACTGACCGTTCCCGCGCTGCCCCTTAGAACCGTCGCAAAGGTAACGGGCAAGACCATTGACCCCGCTACGGGCGCATTTATCGACGGTGAGAGTGTCGAGAGATATTATGCAATCGGTTACAGACTGAGACTGACAGACGGCACATATCGTTATGTATGGAGACTTAAGGGATCGTTTAATATCCCCGATGAAACTAGCGCAACTGAGAATGACGGTACCGATACCAATAATCAGCAGCTCACATACACGGGAGTCAAGACCGTAACCCGTTTTTCTGACGGCAAGCGCGCAAAGGGTATCATTATCGATGAGCGTGACGGACTGGCGGACGTGAGCGAGTTTTTCGACAAGGTACAGACACCCGACACACTGCCCGAACTGGCAATTGTACAGGCTATCAGCGTATCACCTACAACCGCAAGTATAGCGGTCGGAGCGGCTGAGACACTGACCGCTACTGTCACCCCGTCCACGTTCACAGACGTTTCGTGGACGTCCAGTGATGAAAGTGTAGCAACCGTGTCAGCGGCGGGCGTTGTCACTGGCGTGTCTGCGGGCACTGCTACCATTACAGCAACCGCAGGCGGCAAGACCGCGACATGCGCTGTCACCGTTACAGAGTAATAGCAAAGGGGCATAAAATGCCCCTTTTACATAATTTTTGATAAAGTGAGGTACTGAGATATGCAGTTAACTTTAAAGATTTACGATAAAAAGACAGTTGTAAAAACCTATACCGCGGAAACACTTGATTTTTCGTTCGGCGTTGTCGAAGATATCCTTGACGCACTGGATTTTGAGCACATGAACAGCGGTAACAACTTAGAGCTTGCGGCGGTAATCGTGAAGTGTTCAAAGCAGCTTAAGCCGTTTCTGATGGACATTTTTGACGGCGTGACTGCGGACGAAATCAGAAATACCCGCATACAGAATCTTATTGAGATTTTCCGCGGCTTGTATCAGTACGCGACAAATGAACTTGGGGCGGCAGTCGGTAACGAAAAAAACTGACTGAGGGGGACACGACCCCCGAAACGCTGTACGAAATTTTGTTTGATATGAACGTGAATTTGTGCGACCGTTTCCCCGCCCTCGACCCGTTCCGTGTACGCTCACAGCGTTTTCACGATGTACTGTTGATTTTCCGCCGTTTGACCAACCAAACACAAATCAAGAACGGCGAAAAATCACAGCTACCCGCAGGAGCGTACATAAAAAACGGGATACTGTACAGACCCGCAACGAATGACGATTGGTATTAATGAGGGGTGAGAAAATGCCAAACAACACGGAAAACGTAACAACAAAATTCAAAGTCGATATATCCGACTTAAAGAAAAACATCACTGAATCCAACAGACAAATCAAGCTTGCAAACGCTGAGTTTAAGAACGCAACAGCGGGCATGGACAAATGGAGCGATAGCGCGGACGGTCTGAGTGCGAAGATCGCACAGCAAAGTAAAATTGTCGAAGCCGAAAAATCCAAACTTGACGCGCTCAAACAGCAGCTTGACAGGCTTAACAAGTCGCAGGAAAACGGCGAAAAGATAATTTCCGACCTGATCGCTAAGTATGACGCGGCGGCGAAAGAATATGGCGAAAACAGCGACGAAGCTAAGAAGTACGCGAAGCAATTAGTCGATGCACAGGCGGCACAGGAGCGAAACGCTAAAGCGGCAGACGATCTTAATTTAAAAATCTTAAATCAAGATACCGCCATAAAAAATGCACAAGCGCAAGTAAGTAAGTATGAAACCGCACTAGAGGAATTAAAACAAGCCGAATCTAACGCGGCAAATGCGGCGGACGATTTTTCCGACAGTACAGACGACGCGGCAGACAGCGCGGACGACGCGGGAGAAGCGGCAGACGACGCGGCAAACGGCGGATTTACCGTATTCAAGGGCGTATTGTCCAACCTCGTAACAAATGTTATTGATAGGTTGATAGGCAAGATAACAGATTTGACGGGGGAAGCTATTAGCGCGGCTGATAGCATGGCAAAGTTTGAACAAACAATGGGGTTTGCGGGTTATGACAGCGCGGCGATAGAACGGGCAAGCGCGGACGTTAAAGACTATGCAGACAAAACCATTTATGAACTTGACACGATCGCAAATACAACGGCGCAATTAGCGGCAAACGGTATTGAAGATTATACAGGCTTGACAGAAGCCGCAGGAAACCTAAATGCCGTTGCGGGCGGTAATGCTGACACATTTAAAAGTGTTGCAATGGTACTGACCCAAACAGCGGGCGCGGGCAAGCTGACAACGGAAAACTGGAATCAGTTAGCCGACGCAATACCAGGCGCAAGCGGCGTATTAATGCAAGCGTTAAAGGACGCGGGCGCATATACGGGCGATTTTCGCGAAGCAATGGCGAACGGTGAAATTACAGCGGACGAATTTAACGCCGCTATAATGAAAATAGGTAATGAACCCGTTGCAGTTGAAGCGGCGACAAGCGTTAGCACCTTTGAGGGTGCAATGGGAAATCTTGAAGCGACTGCCGTTAGCGGACTTATGGAAATTTACGACACCATAGGACGCGAAAACGTAACGAAAGCAATTACCAAATTTGCAAAGCTAGTTGAAAAAATCATTCCTCCGATACAAAAGGCGGTAAAGTGGTTTATCAAATATCTACCCGAAATTAAAGCGGCAGTAGTCGCATTATCCGCCGCTACCGCAACATATCTCGCATATACAACGGGATATCAGATCATGACAAAGGGTTTAATGTCGTTGTCGATTGCACAGAAAGCCGTTATCGCCGCCCAAAAGATCATGAATGTTGTTATGTCGGCTAACCCAATAGGCTTAGTTGTGGCGGCAATTGCGGGGCTTGTAGCGGCGTTCGTAATACTTTGGAAGAAGTCGGATAAATTCCGTAATTTTTGGATCGGACTTTGGGAAAATATCAAAAGTACGTCACAATCGATAATTGAAAACGTCAAAGCTGCATTGACACAGTTGTGGGAGTTTTTGCAACCCTACATTGAACAGGCTAAACAGCTTTTAAGTGCGGCATTTGAAGAAATCAAAGAAATGTTTACGGCGGCTTGGGGTGCAATAAAGGCAATCTGGGACTTTGTAGAACCGTATTTTTTGCAAATTTGGGAAAATATCAAAGCTGTTTTTTCAACGGTTAGTGAAGTATTAAGCGGTTATTTTTCCGAAGCGTGGACGTCCATTAAAGCCGTTTGGGACGTTGTTGCAGGTTACTTTAAAATGGTTTGGGAAAACATCAAACTAATTTTCAAAGTAGTTAAGCAAGTTTTAAGCGGTGATTTTTCGGGCGCGTGGAAATCTATCAAAGCAATTTGGGATAACGTCACGGGCTATTTCCAAACCGTTTGGAACAGCATTAAAACGATTTTTGGTGCTGTCAAGGAATTTTTCAAGACCGCATTTTCCGAAGCGTGGACAGCGATTAAGGGCGTGTTTAAGAATGTCGGTGAGTTTTTCGGCGGCATTTGGGATATTATCAAAGAGAAGTTTACAACCGTTGGCACAGACGTAGGTGACGCGATAGGCGGCGCATTTAAAACCGCTATAAATGCCGTGATCGAGACCGTTGAAAATGCACTGAACGCTATCCCGAGTGCGATAAATGACATGATCGACGAAATTAATAAATTACCTGGCGTTGAAATTGATACGATCCCGACCGTATCCCTACCGCGACTGGCAAAGGGCGGTATTGTAGACCGCGCGACACTTGCCGAAATCGGCGAGAACGGCGCAGAAGCAATTATACCGCTCGAGCGTAACAAAGCGGGTCTGAAAAAGATAGCCGCGTTAATTGCAGACGAGATCGGAACGGGCGCACTTGGCGCGGGTTCAATCAAGGGTGGTAACGTGTACAACTTCACGCAAACTAACAATTCGCCGAAGTCCCTGTCACGTTATGAGATTTACCGACAGACGAAAAATCTTATAAACGCGGCAAAATCGGGGGTAATATGATATGTTTACACTGAAAATTGAAAACGCACGCGGTGAGATATTTGAACTGACGCACGACAGCGCGAATTATGCCGTAGTTGGTGTGTCGGGGTTGACCCCGCCGCCGACTGCGGTAAATACCGCGACGGGCGGAGTGCTTGACGGCACGTTTCACAATTCGTCGAGGGTCGAGCAACGAAACATCGTTATTGATGTGATCTTGAACGGCGATATTGAAGCAAACCGACAGCGTTTGTATAAAATATTCAATCTCAAAAAACCGTGTACGATATACTTTAAAAACGAGAACCGCAATGTAAAAATCATCGGATATGTTGAAACGCTCGAGGGAGATTTATTTTCACAGCGTGAGCAAATACAGATATCTATTATCTGCCCGCGCCCGTATTTCGAGGATTTGAACACAATTTACACTGAATTGGCTATGGTTGTAAGAATGTTTGAATTTCCGTTTTCCATTGAAGCGAACGAACCTATACCGTTTTCAGAAATCGAGCAATATCCCGTTGCTACTGTTTACAATGGTGGAGACGTTGAAACGGGTTGTAATTTCCACGTTGAAGTTGTTTCGTCAGTGATCGGCGGTATCACGATATACAACACGACCAGTCAAGAATTTTTCGGCGTTGATAAATCTATGTTCGCGGGTGATAGTCTCGACATATGCACTATATCGGGCAAACTGTCCGCGATACTGACCCATAACGGACAGCAAACAAGTGTGTTAAACCAAATAACGAGCGGTTCAACGTGGTTAAAATTGGCACTCGGAGAAAATGATTTTACCTATGCTGTATCGACGGGAAGTGCTGAGAATGCACGCATAGAAATTACAATGGGTAATCTGTACGGGGGTGTGTAATATGCTTTTGTGGATTTGGGAGATCGTAAACGGCACATTTACACGCACACACGTTATCGATAACGCAACATCAATAATTTGGGTCAAGCGGTACAACGAAGCGGGAGAGTTTGAGTTATATTTCCCCGCCACGCCTGAACGCTTAGAGCTGTTTACGCGGGACGAAGTTATTTTGACCCGTGAAAATGATGATTGTGCAATGTGGGTAGAAAATGTAAGCTTGCAGACGGACGCAGAGAACGGCGATTTTCTCACGGTCTCGGGGCGGTCTGCTGAATGTCTGTTAGGGCGTAGGATAGTACCGAAACAGACAACATTTAGAGACACCGCCGCGGAAACAGTTATTCGTTCGTTAATAACACAAAACGTTATCGACCCCGCACAGAGTAACCGCAAAATTGACTTTGTGACGCTCGGCACGGCACAAGGTTATACAGATATCATAAATAAACAGGTGACGGGCGGAAATTTGCTTGATACCGTATCAGATATTTGCAAAGAACAAAGTTATGGATTTAAGATGTCATTTGCCAACGGTCAGTTTGCGTTTGACATATACAAGGGCGTTGACAGGTCATATAATCAAACAGAACGCCCGTTTGTAGTGTTTTCGCCCGAGTTTGAAAACCTCGGTAACAGTGAGTACAGCGAGGACAAAACAACGCTGTATAATGCGGTATACGTCGCGGGTGAGGGTGAGGGAACTGATCGCGTAATCGTTAATGTAGGTAATACGGCGGGATTGAAACGCCGTGAAACATGGGTTGACGCACGCAACGAAAGCAGTAATACCGACAGCGGAACATTAACCCCTACCGAATACGCATATATGCTTGCTCAACAGGCGCGCGAGGAAATCAAAAAAAGCACAAAGACAATTAATTTCGGCGGCGAAATACTCAATTTTGACGTATACAAATACGGCATTGATTATGGTTTGGGCGATATCGTCCAAATTGTGAACGAGTACGGTATACAAGGCACGGCGACTGTTACAGAAGTAACAGAAGTCGAAGACGAAACAGGGTATCATATATATCCGACTTTATCAGATTGGAGTGTGTGAGTTATGGGTGTAACATACGGATTTTTTAACAGTGTGAACGGCGACCGTAAGTATAACGCGGACGATATAAGCAACTATTTTTTAAAGCTGATATCCAACGGCGTGTTTGCAACGCCTGCTAGTGCTATGCAGGTGCAGGAAAGCAGCGGAATGACCGTCAGAGTGTCGGCGGGTTGGGGCTTTATCAACTGTAAGTGGATAAATAATGATAGTTCATATCTGCTGACACTGGACGCGGCAGACGTGGTTTTGAACCGCATAGACCGAATTGTTTTACGACTTAACACAAACGACAGCGCGCGAAATATCACAATCGCGGTGCATAAGGGTACGCCCGCAAGCAACCCGACCGCGCCCAGTTTGAGCCGTGCTAATGATATCTATGAATTATCACTTGCACAGGTTTACATTGCGGCGGGAGCAACCGCAATAACGCAGGATAATATCACCGACGAACGTGCAAATACTAGCGTGTGCGGATATGTTACGGGGTTGATAGATCAGATAGACACTACAAGCCTTTTCGCACAGTTCACGGCGCGTTTTAACAGCGACCGCGCGGCGTTTAATGCGTGGTACGATGTAGCGAAAGAGGAAGTATACGAAAGCACAAATCTTGTGCGTAAATACACGCGCACCACAACCATAACGACCGCACCCGTAACAGCGTTAAATGTGGGCATTGCAGCATATACGGCGTTAGATATCCTTAACGTATACGTCAACGGTATGAGACTTGCAGAGGGTACAGAGTACACCGTTAACGGTAATACAGTCACGTTTGTTAACGCGCTTGACGTTGTGGGAACAACGGTAACGTTTGAGGTTTACAAGTCCATTGATAGCAGCGACGTCGTGAACGCTATGGATTATGTTGATAATCGCTTGGGCGGTCTATCGATCATGCAGATATCGCAAGCAGATTATGACGCACTGCCGACCAAATCACCCACAACGCTATATATCATAGTGGGTGAAAATGAATAAAAGGGGGTGTTTATATGTCTATTCGCAGATCAAACGACATAGCTAAAATTTATCTTGGCGAACACCTGATAAACGACGCGGGCGGGGGCGGCGGTACGCCTACAACGATTATACAAGTGGCTGACCTGACGGGCTACAGCGGAAACCCTGACCTCGGAAATGGTTTTGAAGTTACAACTTCTGGCGGCACTGGTACGATTGCCGTAGACAGTGAGACCATAGGTGACGTGACGTATAACGGGCTGAGAATAAGCGGCGGTACTACGATACAAACAAGACGATATTTCGGCAAAATGTCAACGTTTGAGGTTGAGTTTATTGTCAATTCGTATGTATCAGGCATTAACCGCTTATTGTCAACGGGTGGCACGAGATTTGATTTTTCGGTTTACACGAGTGACGACGATTATTTACACTATGTAGCAGCCGACGTTCATCAAGTACTTGACCCCGCGGTTTACCGCGATGCGAGTTCAGGCGGCAATTGCAGCGACAATAGTATACCCAAAGCGTCGCTGATCGGAGCGGTTACGAACGTTAAGTTTGTGGACGACGGGACATATACAACGCTATATGTTAACGGCGTCGCAAAAGTCAATTGGCTAACAGGTTATGCAAACAATAGCTTTTTCCTGTACGGTCAAAATGTCGGCGCAAACGGCTCGGGCGGTGCTGATATGCTGATAACTAAATTGCAGTGGTCGGCAAACGGCATAGAGTACAACGGCTTAAATTACGTTCCAGTTTGATGAATGGCGGGAGAAATCCCGCTGTTTTTCTTGACAAATTATTGTTATCGTGATATAATATAAATACGTCAATACGACAACGCTTTATCAATTATAAGCACTGTCACAAAGCCCGCTTGCATATCCGCGGGCTTTTATTTTTTCAACACTTTCAACAGACTTTTCAACGTTTCAACGGTATTTTTGAGTTTTCAACACTTTCAACAATGTTGAAAACTTTTTTTCAACAAACTTTCAACCGTATTTCAACACGTTTTCAACAATTTTGACCCCGCGCAAACCCCCGAAAATACTAGTCAAAATGCAGTTTTCAACACTTTCAACATACACTAATAATACTAATAAATAATTAAGTTAAGATATGTTATGTTTAACGCGAAAAATGCAAATTTCAACGTTTACATTTAATTTACAAATTCTATCTAAAATTGTTCATAATATAAGTATATACTTATATATAGAAACAAGGGAACGACCCACAACCCGAAAGGACGGATAAAAAATGAAAAAATTTGAAGTTGGTAAAGTATACGAGGGATTTTGCGGAAGCGTAGTTAAATACGAGATCGTCAAGAGAACTGCAAAAACAGTTACATTCGTCGAAGTTTATCACTACGGCAGATACAACGAATATAAAGGACGCGAAAAAACAAAGCGCGTCAAGACCTGGACGAACGGTGAAGAAGTAATGTTTTTAGCAACAGGCGAAACAGTAGTAGCATAACAACAGGGGGCGGGCAACCACCCCCACAACCTGAAAGGACGGTAAGAGTTATGGCAAAAAGATATTTTTTAGAGTATAGCAGCGACGAAAGAGCAGCTTGTAGCGGTACATATAATCACCTCACACAGCAGTATGATAAACACCTGCATGGCGATCTTCGTGGGAATACCATGAAGACCATGAAAAACTACATATCTAAGATACGCCGCGAAAAAGCCGAGTATAATCCGCGTGACTTTCGCGTGTACGATCTCGAAGCACCCGACGAGCCGGACGGACACATAGGACAAGTATATTACGAACCATAAAAGGAAAATAAGCATAAACCTGATGAAATAATAGGGGCGGGCAACCGCCCCACAACCCGAAAGGAATGATTGATTACTATGACAAACAGAGAAGAAGCAAAGGCAAATTATAAAGCAACAAAAGCCGCATGGCTTGAAAATCAGACAAACGAAAACTGGATAGCATTTTGTAACGCAAAAAGAGTTTGTAGACTTCTCGGAATAAGAATATGAACCAAACAAACCCGAACCCGCGGCGGGTAAAGACCGCGGGAGAAAGTGAGAAAAGAACATGAACAAGAACGAATGTATAAACTACTGTGCAAACAGGATCACAAAAATGTGGGAGAAGTACGGCAAGCCCACGGACTACAACAAACGTCATGAAGTATACGCACATTGCAAGGACGTTTGCATGAACAACGGATATACAGGAATGTGTTTCGTTGATATATGGAACAAGGCAAGCAAGAAAGCACACGGCGAATAATACGCGCTGAGACGCACAGAAACGCCCCGTAAATGGGTGCAAGCGTCCAGGTGGTGAAATTATAGCCCAAACAACAAACGCCCGTTACGGGGCAAATTTAGGAGGTTATAGCATGAATGATTTAATTAAGATGATGTTTGATAACGGCGTATTCGAGATCAAACACAAAGGGATCATTGAAATATACCCGCGCAAAGCAATGAACACATTTACATTTGACGCGGCTTTGTGCGAGTTATCCAAAACACATGACATAGTAAAAATGTTTCCCGATTGGTTACGGGCATTTGAGAAAAGGGGGTGAGACCGTGGCTAAAACTTCAAAAGCACAGTTAAACGCGATCATGAAGTACGACAAGCGGCACACGACAACGGTTTTAATCAAGCTGAACAACAACACCGACGCGGATATTTTGGAACTGCTGAACAACAGCGGAAACAAGCAAGGTACGATTAAGGCAGCGTTACGGGAATATATGAAGAAATAACCACAAGAACCGCCCCAAATAAGGGTGGTTTACGGTAAAATTACATACCAAATAAACACAAACAGCACTTTGAATAATCGGGGTGCTGTTATTTTTTGTAAATACAATGCAACAAAGTCCCATATGCTTCATGAACTAAAGCAAACGATGAACCGCAGTTGAACCGCTTGAAACTGCGGTAAACTAACGCTTTTTGGCGTTACGGTTCAAGTTCAAGGTGATGTATTATCTATATTATTTTTTATATATTATATTTGATTAGAGTTATCTAATAATATATGTAATATAATAATAAGTAAATACACCTTGAACCGATGAACCGTTGAACCGATGCCCCGCAAACCCTTAGTTTTACAGGGTTTGGAGCGGTTCAACATAAATATATTATCTTGAACCAATAATTTGAAACCGTATCAGATCACAAAAAAGATCTGTTTTACAACCGTCGTTTTGATTTGGACAGTAACACATCACAGGACGCACGGAAATGCCCCTAGAATTGATTTTATGCGGTCAACGGTTAAATTATACCCCTACACATAAACGCTCATTAAAACGCGTCCTAGACGCATTAGAGGGCGTTTTATTTTTTATACAAATGTAACAGTGTTATTTTGTGATATATTCCAAACTTGAAAAAACCTATTGACAAACCGTGCGAACAATGATAAAATATAGCTATGGTTATAAAGACCATGATTTTTTAAAACAAAAATATAGCTATGGCTATAAGATAAGGGGGAATGATTATTGTATTTTGCCGACAGGATCAGACAGCAGCGCGAAAAGCACGGTCTGACGCAGACGGAGACAGCAAACGCAATCGGAATATCACAGGTTGTTTACTGTCAGTATGAGTGCGGCGCGAAATGCCCGAACATCAACGTAGCCGCAAAGCTTGCAAAGCTGTTCGGAGTTTCACTTGATTATTTGGTTGGAGTTGTTGACGATGAAAACGGCTAGGCGTTGGACGCCCGAAGAAATAACTTATATGTTATGGAGCAGAGATGCGCACGACATCGCACAACACACGGGGCGCACAATAGGCGCGGTATATCAAAAGATGTTCGCGATGAATATCAAATCCAAACTACCGCACGGAAACGCAAAAATTAAAATTGAAGATCGTCCCGAGATAGTCAGAAAGTATCTGCACAGTGAACGCAGTTTACAAAGTATAGCGGACGAATACGGGGTTAGCCGACACACCATAAGTGACATAATTAACAACTATTACGCAAAGAAAGAGGGTTATATATTTGAGATCTAAAGCGAGTAAACGAGATATTTTTATAGCGAGTTTGTACACGGTCGCATATATGGCAACGCTGACTTATGGTATTTTATCGCTTAACGGTACGCTTGTAATCATGGCTAGTCTTTTATTCGCGGTGGTAGTATATGCGTGCTACCTGATAGACCGCGAAACAAAGCGTTGTGAGCGTGAGAAGCAGCGAAAGAAAGACGCGATAACCAACGCTGTCAAGGCATGGGAAGAGATGGTATGATGTGAATCGTGCATATGCTGTAGGATTGATAATTTTTAGCGTTTTGATGCTAGTGTTGAGTGCGTGGGAGATATACCGCGAGATCAAGAACGACCCGCCTTATTATCAGTGGTGGGAAGACGAAAGCGAGGGGAATGACGATAGCGGCAGAAAAAAATTTTGAGAATAAAATTAAAAAATTTTTAGACGAGTACGGGACTTATTATGTAAAGTTTTTCGCAAACGCTTATACCAAAAGCGGAATACCTGACATATTGGCGTGCATTAACGGTTACTTTGTCGGGATCGAGGTAAAAGCCCAAAACGGTACACCGTCCGAATTGCAGTTACACAACGTACACGCTATAAACGCGGCGGGTGGTTTCGCATTTGTGCTTTATCCGTCCAAATTCGACGAATTTAAAAAGTTTGTTGATGATCTGACAGCGGACGTTTACAACCGCGACGACATACCCGAAATTTGGAAATAATAGACCGAAAGGAAGTGTAAAACAATGGCAAGTTTACAGAGAACGATTAGCCGCGCAATTGCGGTTAAGGGACTGAACAAGAAGCAGAAGCGCATGAAGTTGCAGGAGATCAAGGAAAGAAAGCAGCGTGAACGGGAAATGGAAAGGGGGCATAAAAATGCCGACAATGTACGAGTTGACCGCTGATTATAAAACGGTTCTTGAAATGATGTACGATACTGAGATAGACCCGCAAGCGATAACTGACACGCTCGAGAGTATCACGGCAGAAATCGAGGTCAAGGCAGAGAATACCGCAATCATCATGAAAGAACTGGAAGCAGAAGCGGCAAAGATCAAGGCAGAGGAACAGCGGCTAAACGCCCGCCGCAAGGTGTATGAAAACCGCGTTGCAAATCTGAAACAGGGTCTGTTTGATGCCATGAAGCTAACAGGAAAAACCAAATTCAAGACTGATCTGTTTAGCTTCACCATAGCAAAGAACGGCGGTAAGATTCCAGTCATTGTTGACGTGGATTGTTCGGAGTTACCTGACGATCTTGTAACGATTATCGAAAAACCAAACCTTGACGCGATAGCGGCATTTTTGGAGAGCAACCCCGAAAGCAAATACGCACATTTCGGCGAACGCGGCGAAAGCCTGCGGATAAAGTAAAGGAGTATAAAGCATGGGTATGAATGAACTTTCCGAAGCAATTCACAATGACCGCGAAATTTTTGCTAAAGCTGTTAGGCGGGCAAAAGTAAACGGTGTAGAAGAATACGACCGTTACGGCGTTATCGTATTTCTTGAAAAAGAAATAGATATGTACCGCGATAAAATCGCAAAGCTGTTAGACGAAAAAGAGGAATTAAAAACCCGTTTAAATGCCGTATATGGCACATCACAGTTTAACGCGGGCGTCGAAAACGAAGTGGTGCAGGATAGAACGATGAGCGAAATCATCAAAGCGTTAGCCGACAACGGCTACAACACAATAACAATTAACTGTTACAAAACCGAAAGTGAGGAATAAAAAACATGGCAATTCCAGTATTCGTTCTCGGAAAATCGGGAACAGGCAAGAGCACGAGTTTGAGAAACTTCAAAAGTAATGAGATCCTGCATATTAACGTAATGTCGAAACCTCTGCCGTTCAAGGGGCGTTTCGCCGAGACCTACAACGGCGATAATTACGCGGAGATCGCAAAGGCGATAAACGGCACAAAATGCAAAACGATCGTTATTGACGACGCACAATATTTGATGGCTAATGAGTTTATGCGCCGTTCGTCCGAACTTGGATATCAAAAGTTCACGGATATCGCGAACAATTTTTGGACGCTGATAAACAGCATTACGAACGATCTGCCGTTTGACGTTATCGTGTATTTTCTCATGCACACCGACACCGACGAAAACGGAAACGAGAAAGCAAAAACGATCGGCAAGCTGCTTGACGAAAAAATCTGCATAGAGGGTATGTCTAGCATTGTTCTTAAAACAGCGGTTAAGGACGGAGTTTACACGTTCACCACGCAGAACAACGGACACGACACCGTTAAAAGCCCGCTCGGAATGTTTCCGACGTATGAGATTGAGAACGATCTGAAAAAGGTTGATACAACCATACGCGAGTATTGGGACTTAGATATTCCGTATGAATTTTCAACGGAGATCATGGCAGAGCATGACGCGGCAGTAGACGCGGGCGGAGTTTCGACCGACGCGCCCAAACCCGAAAAGAGGGAAAGAAAACGCCGTAACCGTGACGCGGACGCAGACAAGTCCGCAGAACGCACAGAAACGCCCACAGAGACACCCGCAGAGGATAAGGCGGCAAATGATACGCCCCGCAGAACAAGGCGGCAGAGAGCCGCAGAGAGCGCGACAGAGGACACACCCGCGGAAATACCCGCAGAGACAGAAGAACCGACAGAAGAAAAACCCGCACGTCGTAGACGTAGACGGGCGGAATAATAAATTTGAAAGGAAGTAAAGACGATGACTATTGACTTTAAGAAATTTAACCAGCAGTTTCCCGCTGATAAGATGAAGCAGGATATCAAAGAAGCAAAGGAGAACAGCGGTTCAAATCTGCCTGACGGTGTTTATACTTGCAAGCTTGAAAAGATGGAACTTGGCGAAAGCAGTAAACAGCAGCTTATGATAAAAGCACAGTTCCGTATTATCAAGGGCGAGCATAAGAAGCAGTGCATTTTCAAAAATTGCGTACTGACAGGGACAAAGAATGACGGATTTATGATGGTTAAGGCGAACGAGTTCCTTGACAGCCTTGATAGTGGTGTCGATGTAACGTTCGAGACTTGGGAACAGTACAATGATCTGATTCTTGACATTGCCGAAGCGGTGCAGGACGACGGGTTACAGTACGTTGTCAAGCTGACAACCGACGGCAAGTATCAGATCATGGAGATAATAGATATACTTGACTAAGCTGCACACGGGGCGGCAATACGCCCCGTTTACATATTTGGAGTGATATAATGTGCTGGACTTTTTTGATTTTGAGGTATTCAAGTTTGATTGGTTGGTAGTTTTCATTAACCCGTATCGCGGAGAAGTAACGGAAATAGTAAACGACCCCGACCAATTGACGGAGTATTACAACGCACACAAAGATGAAATATTTGTGTCGTACAACGGCAGGCATTACGACCAGTATATTTTCAAGGGTATTTTGTGCGGGTTTGACCCGAAAGAAATCAATGATTATATCATTGTAGACAAGCAACCAGGTTGGCAATTTTCCGATCTATTCAACAAAATCCAACTGTACAATTACGACGCCGCAAAGTTAAACGACGGCGGTTTGAAAACCCTTGAAAGTTACATGGGAAATGATATCCGCGAAACGTCCGTTGATTTTAACATTGATCGTCCGTTGACGCGGCAGGAGATCCGCGAAACACTTAAATACTGCACGCACGACGTCGAACAGTTAATTGAAGTTTTCATGCACCGTAAAAGTGACTTTGATGCTCACATGGGACTAATAACAAAGTTCGGTTTACCGCTGTCATACATCAATAAAACGCCCGTGCAGTTATCGGCGAAAATCCTTAACTGTCAGCGCATAGAACATAATGACGCGTATGATGTAACGTTTGTTGATACCCTGAGACTGAATAAATATACTGCGGTCAAAACGTGGTTCAAACGGCAGCTTGATTATTTACAACGGTTCGGAGAATACAACAAAGAAGCGTTGAAAATTGATATAGCGGGCGTCCCGCATTCGTTCGGTTGGGGTGGAGCACACGGAGCGCGTTTAAAGTATCACGGAAAAGGTCTATTTTTACACATAGACGTTGAAAGTTATTACCCGTTGTTAATGATCGTTTACGGGTTCTTGACGCGAAACAGCCAAACGCCCGAAAAATTCCGCGAGATATACGAAACCCGCGTTGCACTAAAACGGGCGGGAAAAAAGGCAGAACAAGCACCGTACAAGATCGTTATTAACGGTACGTTTGGGATATCAAAAGACCCTACATCGACGGCATACGACCCACGACAAGCAAATAACATTTGCATTAACGGGCAATTACTATTGGTCGATCTGATTGAAAAACTTGAAGCGGTCATTGGATTTGAACTGATACAGTCTAACACCGACGGACTAATTATCAAGATACCCGACACAGACGAAGCGTTTGAACAGACTGACGATATCTGCTATGAGTGGGAGACCCGCACGGGTATGAAACTAGCGTTTGACGTGATAACTGAAATCTATCAAGGTGACGTTAACAACTATGTTTTCAAATTTGAGAACGGCAAGGTCGAAAGAAAAGGCTCATATTTACAAGAATCGAACTCTCTGAAAAACGATTTAGCCATAGTCAACACAGCGTTAGTTGCATACATGATTGACGGTGTGCCAGTCGAGAAAACTATAAACGAATGTAACGACATAAATCAATTTCAGAAAGTTGTGAAAGTATCGAATAAATATTTGTGTGCATGGCATAACGGCAAGAAATTGAAAGACAAAACCTTCCGTGTATTTGCAAGCACTGACAGTCGGGACGGATGCATTTACAAGCAAAAAACAGAGGGTGCGACCCTTGAAAAATTCGCGAATACCCCTGAGCATTGCACAATTTATAATTATGCAATCACAGACAAAACTCGATTGAAATTAGATAAACAATGGTATATAGATCTCGCTAAAAAAAGACTGGTTAAATTTGGGGTAACGCTTTGACAAAATGTTTACCGTTTTCCAACAGTTATTTCATACCAGTATTATATAATTATATTAGTATAATTATATAAAGGACGGTATATTATGAAACTTCACGATTTGACAGGAGAAACCTTCAACTATTTAACGGTTATCGGGCGCGGAAAAGATCATGTTTTTCCGAGTGGGCAAAAGCAAGTGACATGGCGTTGTCGGTGCAGATGTGGCAAAGAAATAGAAGTTATTAGCAGAAATCTAATAACTGGAAACACGTCAAGCTGCGGATGCTATGCGATTGAGTTAAGAACACACCATGACAAATGGGGGACAAAAATATATAAATGTTGGGATAACATGAAATCGAGATGCTTAAATCCAAAAGCGACAGGCTTTGAAAATTGGGGTGGGCGCGGTATAAAAATCTATGAACCGTGGATACATAGTTTTGATTTATTTTATGACCATGTATCGAAACTACCCTATTTTGGGCAAGCGGGACGAAGCCTTGATAGAATTGATAACGATGGAAATTATGAACCTGGTAATTTACGCTGGGCAACCAGGAAAGAACAGACACAAAACAGGAGACATAAAAAGTAAAACTTTTATTAGATTACGGGATCGAGGTGTAAACATGATCGTTATAAAATACGACCAATGCACAATACAGATATGGGAAAACGCCGACTTAACCGATATCGGCATGGTCAAGTTTAGAAAACTGCTGAAACTAGCGCGTGACGGTTGGGAAAACGACCCGCCGCAGATATTCGCCGAAATATTGAACACGCTCGAGCGTGAGCGGGTGCGTGTATTTGATGATCTTGAACGCGCCGATAATTTCTATGGACGGCGTGAAAAAGAACACACAATATCACGATTAAAGAAAATTGAGAAAATGAAAAGTGAGGCAATGAAGTATGTTTGATTACATTAAATTACAGATCGAAGTTTTAAAGATGTTGAACAATGACAAGACAAAAGAACGTGTGCGTGTATGTGTAGACGATATGGACGTACTGTTTACACCTGACGGACTGAGATCATACCGCGTCCCCGCGTCGCTGTTTTTTCTCGATACGTCAAAAATTCGGGAGTTCAACAGTCTGGAAAATATCATGAACATCGAACGCGGACAGGAAGTCGAGTTAAGCAATGAAAAGACCATAGCAGAGAATGGCAAAGACGATCTATTAATATTCAAGTTTGTGGACGGTAAGCGGGCATACATCAAAGAAGCTCACATAAAAACAATCCTGCCGAAGCTCAACGCAAAACACTATTATCATTTTTACATGACAAGTCCCGGAAGCGCGTTAAAAGTGTTCGAGGATAACGAGTGTGTAGCGGTGTTTATGCCCGTGGTATTCAAGAATAAGGGGTGATTATATGGGGCACTTAAAGCGCGGTGATGTATTTTTTGCCGACTTAGGTAATAAAAAACGCCCGTGGTTGGTAGTACAAAACGATATAGGCAATGCGCACAGTCCACGGACGATCGTTGTACCGCTGACAAGTAAGATTAATAAGGGTTTACCAACGCATACTATTGTTTGTTGGGGGAGTATACTCCCGTCCGCGGTGCAGTGCGAGGAAATCCGCAACGTAGACGTTAACGTGGATTGGCGGGTTGTAGAGCATTTACCCGCCGAGATAATGACGCACGTTGACGAGTGCTTAAAAATTGCAATTGGTTTGGAGTGATAACGATGGATTTTTTCCGCGGCTATATAGAGTTGAACGGAAAGACCGCGAAACAAGGCTTTAAAAAGGGTACACCGCTTAAATCCCTTGACGATGTGCAGGACTGCAAAAGTTACGCGGGTATTTTGGCGGACGATGCTGTATTAATAGATATAGACGATTACGAACAGTCTGAAACGTTAATGCAGATAGTTGAAGATAAGCAGTTATTATGCAGAGTATACGAGACAAACCGCGGTAAACATTTCCTCTTCAAAAATTCCAAAGTGGAAAAGTGCGCAAACCATGCGCGGCTTGCTTGCGGGTTGACTGCTGATATCAAGAGCGGAAAAAAGAATAGCTATGCAGTGAGAAAAAAAGACGGCAAGGAACGCGAGATAATATATGATATATTAGATGGTGAAGAATATCAAGAGATCCCCGCGTACTTAATGCCCGTTAAATCGAACGTTGATTTTTCCGAACTGGAAGAGGGCGACGGACGAAATCAAAACTTATTCAACTACATATTGACATTGCAAACAGCGGGATTTAGCAAATCAGAGACACGCGAAACGCTGCACATCATCAATGATTATATATTAGCGGACAAGTTGAGCGAAAGCGAACTAAACACATTATCCCGTGACGAAGCGTTTTTGAAAGACGTGTTTTTCAAGGGCACAAAATTTCTGTTTGACAAATTTGCACAGTTTTTAAAAAGCGAATACCACATAAAACGCATTGACAACCAACTGCACATATACGAGGACGGCATATATAAAGGCGGTTATGCGAACATTGAAAACAAGATGATAAAGCATATCCCGAATTTGAACAAGGCTAAACGGTCTGAGGTTTTGGCGTATCTCGAATTGATATGCAATCATGATAACGATATGAGCGACGCCGAATTTATCGCGTTTAGAAACGGCGTGTATAACATCGTTACGGGCGAACTGCTGCCGTTTTCCCCCGACCTGATAATACTAAACAAAATCGACTGGAACTATAACCCCGACGCGTATAATGCGGACGTTGACAAGGTGTTTGATCGTTTGGCGTGCAATGATAAGAGCATACGCGCACTATTATGTGAAGCTGTCGGATATTGCTTTTATAGACGTAACGAGTTAAGAAAAGCGTTTATACTTACAGGTGAAAAGCAGAACGGCAAAAGTACATATCTGTCATTAATAGCAAATTTATTAGGACGTGAGAACGTCACGAGCCTTGATCTTGCGGAGTTGGGACAGCGTTTCAAGTCTGCGGAATTATTCGGCAAGCTTGCTAACGTCGGGGACGATATTGGAGACGATTTTATTTCAAATCCCGCGATATTCAAGAAAGTTGTTTCAGGCGATCCCGTCAATGTCGAGCGCAAGGGCGAAAACCCGTTTGACCTTAAAAACTATTCAAAGTTTTTATTTTCAGCTAACAACATACCCCGTATCAAAGACAAGTCGGGCGCGGTGATATCCCGCTTAGTAATTATCCCGTTTAACGCCCGCTTCACAAAAGACGATCCCGATTATGACCCGTATATCAAGTATAAGCTGCGAACAGAAAGCGCAATGGAGTATTTGATTAACCTTGGTTTAGAGGGATTAAAAAGGGTACTTGCAAATTACGGCTTTACGGAAAGCGAGACAGTAGAACAGGCACTGACCGAATACGAGGAAAACAACAATCCCGTGTTGATATTCTTTAAGGAGATCGAACGCACCGACATACTCAATAAATCGACGCGGGATCTGTACAGCCGTTACGGTCTGTTTTGCGCAGAAAACAAGTTCAATCCAATGTCAAATGTGGAGTTTTCCAAAGCTGTAAAAAAGCGGTTTGACGTGGATATAAAAGACAAGAAGATAAACGGCAAAAAGTACCGTGTATTTACCGAAAAGGAGTGATTGACCATGAACGCCCTACACGCAGGAAATCGCCCGTTAAAACAGAGGGTGCGGAAAGAAGTCGAGAAAGAGTTTAACGCACAGTATCAAGCGTTACAGAACGCTATACAACACGATGTAGCTGTACAACTCACAGCAACAATATTTTACACCCTTGCAACGTGGCACGGGTGGGGAAAGAAACGGCTAAAGCGACTAATGAAAGAGATATCAACGACGTTTGAGGATATGAACGGAGTAGGTTTTGCGGGACAGTTTGACACGGGAGATTTAGTGCAGAAAATCAAAGACGATTACGACATAGATCTAAACGCCGAAATCAAGTGTGAACCGTGCAAGAGTGCAAAGGGGTGACTGAATGAAAAACACAGCAGAAGTAAAATACGGAAAGTGGATAAAAGGAAAAGAATGGGACGAATGGTTTTGTTCGGTATGCCACAAACGCGCCTATTTAGACTGTAAAGAAAATCCGATATTGTCTATGTATTGTCCGCATTGTGGCACAGAAGTGGTAAAAGAGGGTGAGTAAATGGAAAATGTATGTGATATTTGCGGACAAGCCCGCGCGGGTTTAATGTTCGGAGGTCAGAACGAAAAGGGCGAAAGAGAAGAAAGATGCATTTGTTTTGACTGCATAGCCGAACGCGCACAAGTCGGGGTTGATCTTGCAGAAGTAAAACGCGGAGTAAGTACGGCGTTTAGTATCGTATCAGACATTGACAGAGTGGACGAGGTCGGCGCGGAGCTGCCGACACAAAAGGGGTGATATGATGAGCATTACAGGAAAAGAAGCGGCACGGCGTATTAGAGAGCACAACAAAATACATCAACGCGCAGAACCGCGAAACAGTCCGTTAATTACGGAGATATTAGAGGTTGCGGCGGTGATGTTTGAGAAAATAGACGAGGGGGCATATAAACCCGTAATATATGCAAGAGCGGTTAAGATATTCGATAATCCGTACACGGGTAAAATGTTTACGACCTGTTCGGTGTGCGATGGGAAAATCAGTCCGAAAGACGCGTTTTGTAAACATTGCGGTGCAATGATAATAAAGGGGTGATTAAATGGAACGACTGACAGACAGGAAAACGGCAGCAGAACTCAAAGCAAACGGCGAACGTTTACGGGAGTTAGGGTTTGAACCGTCAATATTAGATCGGCGGTATATCAAACTTGCAGAATATGAAAACGCCGATGAAGATTTTGAAACGTTCCGTAAAACGCATACCGCGACATTGTACGAATGCGACGCCGAAAACAATACAGAATGTAAGAAAACGGCGTGTTACATATACGGCGGAGAATGCCGACACACACTAGACAAACGATTTGCGAAAGAGGGCGAATAAATGAACGATATCTTAAAGCGTAAATATTCCGAAAGGTTTGACAAGGAGCGTAAAGCCCGCGTTGAAGTGAGTTATTACAAATACGGGTCGGCGCGTGATAATTTCGGCAGTGGCAGAGTTGACGCACTAGCGATCGCGAAAATGCGTATAGACGCGTTTGAAAAAGACCACAACAGCGAACACCTTGTTGACGCGGCAAATTATCTAATGTTTAGATATATGTACCCATTCCCCGACGATTATTTCAAGGGTACGGACAGCAGCGGGAGTGTTGGAACGATGGGAACGCCGATAAATTTTGAACGAGGTGATTAAATGCCGACTATATTCGCAAAAATAGCATATGATTATGGTATAAATCTAATGATGACCCCGAACGAGCAACGAGAATGCACGGGATTACCGCCGTTAACCTTTACAAAAAATAACGACGCCCCAAAAGCGGTTAAATGTCCGATCTGCGGCGGGGACATAATACAAAACGATACAAAATGCAAATATTGTGATAGTACGCTATCATGGAAAGAGGGTGATTAAATGAAACTATTCCCACATCAAGAGGACGCATTAAAAGCAACGGAAGATTTAAATCGTGTAGCCTTTTACCATGATATGGGTTTAGGCTGACAGCAAGACTTATACAGGCGCGGAGAAAATGCGGCAGTTGGGCGGGCGCGTTAATTTGGTGATATGCCAAAAGTCAAAAATTGACGATTGGTTCGAGCATTTCGAGGATAATTACTATTTATGCGGCGCGTGCGAATATCTGATTGTACCGTTTGATTTGTCCGATCCTGATGGCATGGAAATGTTTTTTATGAATGTTCAGACACCCAATAGTGCGAACATAGTCGGTATTATCAATTATGATTTGATATTCAGACGCCCTGAACTGCTGAAAATGAAGTTCGACACGATCATGCTTGACGAATCATCAATGATACAGAATGAGACGGCAAAGCGCACCAAAGCGATCTTGAAGCTAAAAACCGACAACGTTATACTGTTATCGGGTACACCGACGGGCGGGAAATATGAAAAACTGTATTCGCAATTAAAATTGTTAGGGTGGAATATCTCAAAAACACAATATTGGTCTGAATTTATCGAGACACGACAAATCGACATGGGCGGATTTAAAATTCCAGTTGTAACGGGGTACAAGAACATCGGACGACTTAGACGGAAAATGCGTCAATACGGCTGCAATTTCCTAAAGACTGACGAAGTTTTCGACCTACCCGCGCAGACGTTTACAGATATCAAGACGAACACGTCCAAAGAGTATAGGAAGTTCAAGAAAGACAAGATTGTAACCGTTGACGGGCGTGAGTTAGTCGGAGATACTACACTGACGCAAATGTTATATGAGCGGCAGTTGTGCGGCGCGTATAATGCAGATAAGTTGTCGGCGTTCACGGATATTCTCGAGAGCACAAACGACAGGTTGATTGTGTTTTACAATTTCAACGCCGAACTGGACGGACTGAAAACGATCTGTGAGAAGCATAAACGCCCCGTTTCAGAGGTCAACGGCAACACCAAAGATTTAAAGGCGTATGAGAGCGCGGCGGATAGCGTAACGCTGATACAGTATCAAGCGGGTGCTATGGGATTGAATTTACAGAAAGCAAACAAGATCGTTTATTTTACGCCGCCGTTATCGTCCGAACTATACGAGCAGTCAAAAAAGCGTATACACCGTATCGGACAGGAAAGACCGTGCTTTTATTATCGGTTGATATGCAAAAACAGTGTTGAGGGTAAAATATATGAGACACTGGAAAAACGGCAAGATTACACTGAAAAATTATTTGCAAAGGGGTGATAAAATGGCTAAATTTTTTGTTGGTCTGTTCATGGGCGGCGTTGTCGGTTTTATGACCATGGCAATAATAACTATCGGTAAGGGCGGTGAGTAAATGCGGCGTTGTGAAGCGTGCAGAAACAGGGTTGATTTTAGACGTGTAAAAGTGTACATTGTCGAAAAGACCGAACCGCCGTTACGTCGACGGAAGATAACACAGTATTGCACCGACTGCGTGTATTGTGGATCTCGAATAATCTTAAAATCAAAGGACAGTGATATAAATGACAAGTGATATGAAACGTGCGTGTAAACAGATAATTGCACATTACGGAGATAGAGCGCAGCGACACATTTTGATCGAGGAATGCGCCGAACTGACGCAAGCCGTTATCAAATGCGAGCGCGGTTGTGACGGCGCGGACGATAATTTCATTGAAGAACTTGCAGACGTCACGATCATGATCGAACAGATGGTGCAAAGTTTATGTTTATACGATGTACAAAGATACAACGAAATGTTGAAACAGAAGATCGGCAGACAGTTAGAACGAATACAGCTTGAAAACACTGCACGTTGATTAACGCCGTTGTAGTTGTTAGGCGGTTAATAATATGTAAATAAGTGGTTATTAATTTGTAAACAGTTCAAGGTTGGTTCAACTTTAACACGCTAAAGTTGAACCGCTTCAAACGACGATATACCGTCATTTTTCGGGTATCGGTTCAAGGTTCAACGTTTTCTATTACTTATATATAGAATATATTATATTATATATTCTGATTTGTAAATTAGAATATATAATTGCATATATCTATATATAAGTAATAAGTAAATTATGTAGTACCCTTGAACCGCCGTCAAAATGACGAACGATTAAAAGCCGTATTTTCAAGGCTTTTTACATTTTTCAAGCGGTTCAAGGTGCGGTTCAAGATAAATATTTGTGTGATTTGTCAATTGTAATAGTAGTTCATTTAATATATTATATTGATATATTATATTGACGAAAGAAGTGTTTGCAATGACAAAATTAAAACGAATGAGGATTGAAAAGGGTTTAAGACAAATTGATATAACAGCGCGTTGCGGTTTGGCACAATCGCAGTATGTAAACTACGAAAAATATTTTGACGCTGAAAACCTAACGTTGAAAACACTATGCAAAATTGCAAAGGGTCTCGATGTGAAATTATGGGATATAATCGACGATCAAGATATTATTGGAAAACTGCACGCGGTTAACAACTATGAAACGGGATTTTTCCTTGATGGTGATCGCTCGCCGCTTGCGGAAATCAGAGAGATCAGTGAAATCACCCAAACACAAATTGCTAATTTGACTAGGGTTTCACAGTCTCAAATATCCAAATGGGAACGTTACGGCATGGACGCGGCAAAGATGATGAATTTTATCGATGTTGCAAAAGCATTACACGTCAATTTGCGTTTACTGATATGGGACGAGGATTTACAAACACTATACGACGAGGTAACATAAATATGACAGCTAAAGAAGTTATTGAAATGACCGCAGAGAAAACGGCAGAGAAAACAGCCCGTGCGGTTGTGTCGGAAATGAAACGGGCAGGACTGACCAAAGAAAACAGGTTAGGGAGTTTTAAGAAAACCGAACGAATATTATACGAGTTTGCCGAATGGAGAAATGACGAAGAAATGACCGAAAGCACTAAACGGTTTTGTGATCTGATACAGCGAGCATTGAAACGAGTGCAGACCGACCCATATTATGAGTTAATCGGATTGAAATACTTTGAGGGTTGGACGCATGAACGGATAGCCGAATATTTCGGCGTTGATGTTAGTGTGATAAGCAAACGCCGAACAAAATTGATAAATCGACTCAGACCAATAATTTTCAGTGATGATTTTATCCGCGAACTGTTTGAAGAGTGACGAGAAAAATAAAATATGATGTAAAACGCGCGTTAATGGGTCTAGCAAGCCCACTGACGCGCTTTATTTATGCAAGAGGGTAATTTTAAGGGTAAATTTTACGGGCGTTATACGGGCAATTCCGTGCGTTTTAGAGGGTATGCACATTTTCAGCACATTTAAGGCACATTTTATAGCGTGGTTTTTAATGTGGCGGGGTAGTATAATATGGGCGTAGGGTGCATGGTATGTTCTCTTGTTTTCCTTTCGGGTAGTTGCCCCGTCAATTGGGGCGGGGCAATAATTTTATTCAATACCGTGTAGACAAGAGGTTAAGTCAACGGGCTTTGACCCCGTGAACATGGTTCAAATCCAATCGCGGTAATTTTAAATGATAATTTGGTGATCTAATGCAGAGTGAAATAATTGTTGCCGCGGTATCTTTGGCGGGTACATTTTTTGGAAGTTTTGGTGGTATGAAATTAATGTCATATCGTATAGAGCAACTAGAAAAGAAAGTCGACAAACATAATCATTTTGCAGAACGTGTTCCGATCCTGGAAGAGCAAATGAAAGTTGCAAATCACAGGATATCAGATTTAGAACAATTTGAGCGTGAAAGCGAGTTGGTAAAACATGAAAAATAAAATAGCGGGATTACTAACCGTGAAAAGTTTGGTAACTCTCACATTGACCGTTGTTTTTTGCGTTTTGGCAATTCGCGGTGATATCAGCGGAGATAAATTTTTAACTATTTTCACCGTTGTTATATCGTTCTATTTCGGCACAAAGCACGAGCAGAATAATAATAAAATGAAATGAGGGAGTGACGAACACATGATACACGGCATAGACGTGTCGCAGTGGCAGGGTGGAAACATCGATTTTAATAAGGTCAAGGCGGCAGGAATTGATTTTGTAATTATCCGCGCGGGATATGGTAAGCACATATCACAGAAAGACCCGCAGTTTGAAAGCAATTACGCAAGAGCAAAGGCGGCGGGACTGAATGTCGGCGTATATTGGTACAGTTACGCGAACAGTATAGCGGACGCAAAGACCGAAGCTGCTGTATGCCTTGAAGTTATCAAGGGTAAGAAGTTTGAATACCCGATATATTTTGACCTTGAAGAACGTTCACAGTTTAACAAGGGGCGTGCATTTTGTTCGTCGCTTGTAACTGCATTTTGCAGCGAGCTTGAAAAGGCGGGATATTTCGCAGGACTGTATATTTCCCGTTCGCCACTCGAGCAGTATATAACTAGTGAAGTCGCTAAGAAATACACACTTTGGATCGCAGAGTATGGTGGTAAGCTGAATTATTCGGGCAATTACGACATTTGGCAGAATAGCAGCACATGGAGAGTTAATGGTGTAGTGGGTAACGTAGATCATGATTATTCATATACCGATTTCCCGTCAATCATCAAAAAGGGCGGCTATAACGGCTATAAGAAATCAAACTGCAAGCCTGACGGTGAGGACAAGAAGAAAACAGAACCGAAAAAGGGCAGTAAGAAAAATCCCATTTGGCATATCGTGAAAAAGGGTGATACCCTTTTAGCGATCGCGGCAAAGTATGAAACGACAGTTGCAAAGATCGTAAAGGATAACAATATCAAAAATCCTGACTTAATTTATGCGGGTCAGAAACTTAAAATCAAGTAAATTCCCTTTTTTTAATCAAGGAGTTGAAAACATGGCAAAACGGGGACGAAAAAGCGTATACGAAACGCACATAGAACCCCGATTTTCCGAGATTTCTAAGTGGTTGGAGAACGGGGCAACTGAAAAACAAATCTATGAGAATTTAGGTGTTTCGCGGAACGCTTTTTACAAGTACAAAAAGGATAAAAAAGAATTTTATGAACTTTTAAAAAACGGACGGAAATCGCTTGTTTTACAATTACGCGGGGCGTTGGTTAAAAAGGCGTTAGGGTTTGAATACACCGAAACAAAGAAGTATTCAAAACGTGATTCTGACGGGAACGTTTCGCAGTATGTCGAGGAAACCACAAAGACCGCGTTGCCCGACGTAGCGGCGTTAAACCTGTGCTTGAAAAACTATGATTCCGATGAATGGGCGAATGATCCTCAATTATTAAGGATCAAGGAAAAGGAACTTGAACTGAAACGGGAGATCGCCGACCGCGATAATTGGTGACAGAAAGGGTGTTTATTATGAGCGATACGAATTATTGTGTTAAGGGCAACAAATGCTTCACGCCGTTGACGGATATCATAAGCGGAATGTTACCTGCACATATTGAGATCATCGACAAAACAAAGACGCTCGAGGAACTGTTTAACACACTGACAGACGGCGTAACGATGTACACTGTACGCAATAACGCCGATACAACAATATACCCTATTATTGCAAGCAGTACCGACCGCGACGATAACGGCGCAATCGTTACACTGACAAAGATACAGGGTGACGGAATGTTTGGCGTTGGCGTGTTTACGTTTGAGTACGAGGGCGCGTTATATATCAATCACATATACAGCGGGCGCGATGGTATTATCACAAGCGGGTGGTATCAGATAACAACGACCGCAGTAAATAACGGGCAGTAACGCGGAGTATGAGCCTTACAAAATTACAGGCATTTTACAAGTCAAGACGTTGGGAAAACTTTGTGCAAGGTCTGAAACTTGAACGTGTGGACGCGAACGGATTTGTAATGTGCGAGCACTGCGGGAAACCGATTGTTAAAGCGTATGACTGTATCGGACACCATATCGAGGAATTAACGGAAAATAACGTTGATGATGTGATGATATCGCTTAACCCTGATAATGTTAAGCTAGTGCATTTTCGCTGTCATAACGAGATTCACAAACGCTTTGGGTATGCCGAAAGACTGATACAAACAGTGTATCTAGTATACGGTGCACCGTGCAGCGGTAAGACAACATGGGTCAATGAAGTAGCTGAAAGCAATGATCTGATACTAGACATTGACAGGCTATGGAATGCGGTACGCGCTGAGAAGTGCGGACAGTATGACAAGCCGAACGTGATAAAAAGCAACGTATTTGCGTTGCGTGATTGTCTGCTTGACACAATAAGGGTTAGGCGGGGCAAATGGCGAAATGCGTATATCATAGGTGGATACCCGTTACAGGGAGAGCGCGAGCGTTTGGCTGACAGAGTGGGCGCGGACAAAATTATTTTTGTTGATACGCCTAAAGAAGTTTGTTTGGAGAGGGCAAAACTCAAAACTGACGCGTGGACGGACTATGTTAACGATTGGTTCACAAAGTACACCCCCCCTATCGAAAATTAAAATTTTTGCTTGGGGAC